TACAAGCATTGGGAGGCGGACTAATCTCAAAGGATATGGCGATGCGTGAACTTCCATTCACAGTCAACGTCACTCAAGAACTTGAGAAGATTGAAATTGAAAATATGCGTCAAGCACTTCTCGGTGGTATTACTGCAATGGCTCAGGCTATTCCAGCAATGGCAACTCAGGGACAAGACCCATCAGAGATGGTAAATAAGATTGCTGCGGTTATCAAGGCTCGTCAAAAGGGTACTGCCCTTGAGGACGCTATTGAAGCCACATTTGCTCCGCAGCAACCAGTTCCTCCTGCTGGGGAAGCATCTATGGTTGAGCAACCGTCCCCTGCTCCCGCCGCTGCTCCAGCAGGAGGCGCTCCTTCTCCAGAACTACCGCCACAACCAGCCCCAGACATTATGAGCATTCTCTCAAGTCTGACAGCATCAGGTGAAGCGGGTGGAAGCGTAAGAACAATCGCACGTCGATAACGAGGTAGGGGACAATGACAACAATTATTGGCGTGCAATACGAAGATAGTTGTGTCATAGCAAGCGATTCTCGTGTTGCAGAAGGTGGGAAAGTTTATACCCACCCTGAAATGGTAAAGGCAGTTGAACGTGGAAGTTACATTATTGGTGGTGCTGGTGACTATCGTGCTCTACAAGTGGTACTCCACGGGTGGACGCCTCCACTAGTAAGTGCGAAAGCAAAGACAAACCTTTATGAGTTTGTGATTAACAAAGTTGCACCTTCATTGAAATCGACATTGCAAGAAGCAGGAATTGAATTTACTAAGTCATCAGATAACGATGACAAGTTTGAATTGCAACTCATTATTGGTATCAACGGAGTTCTGTTTGAGATTGATAGTGACTTTGCAGTAGCAATGAATGACAACAACTTTTATGGGATTGGTTCTGGCGGAGATTTTGCACTAGGTGCATTACACGCAGGAGCGTCAGTCTTAGATGCAATGCGAATTGCAGCAATCAATAACAATGGAACTTCGGCTCCATTTCATATTCTTGAACAACTCAGTAAGTAGGAGGAACAATGGCTGGACAACCAGGACGCAGTGGCGGAGACCGCCCTACAGCACCACAAAATAATCCAGCAAATGTTAATCCACTTGGTGGAGATGGACAATCAGGACAAGCAAAGCCAGGTTACACAGGTTTTGGTTATGGTCAAAACGGAGCACTAGATGCACAGGCAGGAGGAGCAAAGATGGAAAAGGCACCAACTCCAGAAGTAACAGCACCTGCTCCAGCATCAATGGCTTCAATCTTTGGTGGACTAATGCCACTAGATGCTGAATCACAAGATGACCTTCCAATCTCTGACGGTGTAGATGTTGGTCGTGGTCGCGGTAGCGAAGCACTTCCTCCTGCACTTAACTCTGATACACGTATTACTGAGAACATTGATTTAATGAAGAAGTACTTACCAGACCTTCTTGACGCTGCACGTTTACCTGGTGCACCTGATTCATACAAGCGTCTAGTTAATTACGTTAAGGCAAGGCTTATTTGATGAAATGGGTAGAAAATAATTTTTTCGACCACTTAGATAAGTTTGGTAACTCTTTAGGCTATGACAACTTTGGCATTGCCGTTTGCCTTTCTATGGTCCCGTGGCAGAGTCCAGAAGACCGTGATGTATTCATTATGACCTTAACTGGAGTGGATGTTAAAGGTGGCGAACCATCTACATTTAATCCAGGAAGTGCGGTGATGTAATGCCTTCAGTATGGATTAGTTTTCTTGACACAATCAAGGGCACGGTCACTGGCTTAGTTGGCGGAGTAACTGGTTCAGTTGCAAAGTCTGGTGCAGCAATGGGCGCAGCACAGACATTTAAGGGTCGTCCAGATTTAGCAGCACAGGCTGCAATCGGCGCAGAAGGCGCAACTAGTCGCTCTCTTGAGAAGGCTGGAATTGCTCCTACAGAAAAGACAGTAGCAAAGGTTGCTGACCCAGTTTTATACGTAGGAGAGAAGGCTGAGAAGTACGTATTCAGCCCACTAATTGCTCGTCCTTTTTCTGCTGGATTTTTACTTACTGACCCAAACAGTGCACTGTATAACTCAGATAAGTACGGCGAAGGCTTTCAACTATCAGATATTACTGATGCATACCAGCGAAGCGAAAAGGTTTCTCTTGGTGTAGCAATGACTAAATCAGCAATCAACCCGCTGGCTGGTATTACTACACCTATTCTTGCATCAGGTGGAGTTGACTTAGATAAGGTCGACCTTTGGAACGACCAAGATGTTAAAAAGAATTTCCAAGACAATGTAACTGGAAAATGGGTTACAGGCTCATCTGACTTCTTTTTTAAGAACGTTGCTATTGCAGGTGTAGGTAGAGTCGCTAGTGCAGCGGCTAAGGCTGCAGCAATCCGCGCTGGATTGAACACATCAATCAAGGTTGGCGATGTAAATGCTATGCCACAGTGGGAGAAGTTAGCAACCGACCACATTGACTTTGTTAAGTCAAATGGTGCAACAGGTGTACGTTCAAACCTTGGTGAAGATATTCAGAAGATTGCAGAATCTGATGATATTATTTTAATCAAGAACATCACAGAAAAGCACAGTTACAATCCTAAACTTGTTTCTTTGTTTAAGGAAACTAAGGACCCAGAGTTTGTTCGTGATGCTCTTCTTGCTGATAAAGGATACGGTCCTGCGATTGAGCGCATTGCTGCTGCTCGTCGTTCAGATGACCTATGGTATTTGTCAGATGGTAACGCTCAGATTCAAGGCGACTTCATTAAGACTGGAAGAATCCCAGAGCAGACACCAGACCAGCGTGCTCGTTGGATGGCTGCATTTGATGATGCTATTGCCAAGGACTCTAAGAGTCAAGAAATCTTTGATGCTTTCTTGAAGCAGGTCGAGAATCCTGAAACTGGAATTATGTCTCTTGAGCCAAAGTTCTTTGGTAAGGGATACAAGCCAGCAGAGCCAATCATTGGCAAAGAGGCTTTCACTGCTACACGTAACCGTGCTGCACAACTTAAGGCTGCTGCTATGCAGCGCGACTTCTCTAAGGTCGGCGGAGTTACACAGACCGTACTGACATCACGAGTTGGTGGACCAGTTACAGTTCTTATGCGTAACATTGGAACATATATGCCTAAGGGTATTGTCTCATTCTCTGGTCTTCGTCCATCACAAGGTGTTGACGAATTGATTTCAGTATTTGATGATGCACCTTTGTTTACAAAGGGCGACAGTCTCATCATCACAAGTGAGCGTGGAGAAAGAAAGACCGTATCTCAGTATCGCACAGAGGTGCTTGACCGATTTATCTCAGCACCAACTGATGGTGACAGAGCACAACTTATCAAGGGTTTGAATAAAGAACTTGCACGAGTTATTGCCTACAACCGTGGCGTATTTGACAATGAATTGATTGATAGTTTTGTTGACGAACTAATGCAGAATGTTAATTCTGTACACGGACAGTTGCGTACTAGCGGATTTGCTTACGACCCAACTGGTGCCCGTATTGCAGTTAATGCAATCACACAGCGTCAACTTGCAAACTCTGAGGCTATGTTGCCATTTGGTCAACTAGACAGAATGCTCAAGCGTGCTGCTCGTCAAGAGAAGACTCCTATCGGAAGCATCCCAGTGGATGTAGCAGGTGCAGTTTCAAAGGGTGCACGTGAAATATTTGAAGGCGGAAACAAGGTCTTCTCACTTGCTCAGTTGTACCGCTTCTCGTACATACCAAAGAACTCCATTATGGAGCCAGTGATTTCTGCAACTCTTGCAACAGGTATGGACACAGTACGTCCTTTGATGACTAAGGTTACAAGAGGCGTTCTTGATAAGTCTATCAATGCAATTATGCGTGAGGTTGATAAGAGTAAGACTCTATTGCCTAGCCGTAAGCGTGAAGTACAGCGTGAGATTCAGGCTCTTAGCAAGCAGTACGACAGAGCAATCAATAACCGCGATGAAGTATTTACTGAATACCAGAACTTCTTCTCTGATGTGCCAGGAGTATCTCCTGCTGCACGTCGTGACTGGGCAGATATTGTTAAGTCAGACCTTCGTGATGCAGAGCGTATTGTCGATGACATTGAAGCACGCTTAAATAAGTACACAGTTGACTTTGGTCAGAACAAACGTATCGACGTGCCTACAGTTTATGGACTACAGCGCCGTGTGGAAACACTTAAGGCTGCTAAAGACCCACGCTTTGGTGCAGATATTGCTAATGCTCAGGCTATTATCAATAAGGCTGTCGGCGTTATGAACACACTGACACCTGAACTCGGTACTCTTAATAAAGAGATTGCTGATGCTTATGCTCGTATCTCAAGCACTATGGATGAGTTTGCTCCTAAGTTAAAAGAGCAAGCAGACCTACTATCTATTGCTGAGAATCGCTACGCTAAGAAGCGCATTATGCCAGAGACTGAGCGAGTAGTTCTCAAGAATGGTCAGGTCCTAGAACTTCCATCTTTTACAAATAAGCAGTACTTAGGTGATGCATACTTTAGCGAGATTGCTAACACATCTACACGTACACTTGAGTTCCTTGGTAACAAGTCAATTGTCGGTAAGGTTAATCGCGTAAATCGTAAGACACCTGCCAAGTCTACTAAGCCAACTGACCCAGGATACTTTGATGAGTTGGTTTATATTGCCAACAACCATATGCGTGGCGATATACTAGTTGACAAGGTTCTTGCTGGTGCAGGACGTGAAGAGATTCTTGCTACTTGGGCTAACACTCAACAGGGTGCATCTTATGCACGTAATATGGGACGTTTGCCAGAAGAGATTGTCGAGATTGTCGACGAAGTAATGTCATACGTTAATCGCTACCTACCTACTAAAGAGGCTCGTGCCCTTGTAGCAAAGGGTGATGTGAAGGTTACAGACCTGCAACGTGAGTTGGCTGACAAGTTGGACTCTATGGTCCCAATCCAGCCACTAGATGTTCAGTATGCAAACCCAACTACACTCAGCGGTACTATCAATCAGAACGTTGACTACTATCTTTCAAAGGCTTGGCAGCAACTAGGTCGTCCTGAGAATGTTATACGTGAGGTATGGGGTAATACTCAGCACATAAAGCGCACAACAGATAAGTTAAATGCTTTGATTGCATCAGGATTAGATGTTGATTTATCTACTGCTTTATCAGTACGTCAGTCTGCTGCAGTTGAGATTGTTGATGAAATCTCTAAGGTTTTCTACACAATCCCACGCCAGCATCGTGCTTTGTATCTTGCTCGTACAGTATCTCAGTTCCCTAATGCATCAGCCAGTGGTATCTACCGCTATGGTCGCTTTGCTGCAAAGGAACCTACTCGTGTCGCAGGATTCTTGAATAGTTACTATGGACTATACAACTCATTTGGCGTAGATAAGTACGGCAATCCAGTTGATGACCCAATGAAGGCTGAGTATCTATTAGTTCCAGGTTCAAAAGAACTAGGTCTAAACAAGGGCAAGGGAATTATCCTATCTGCTCGTGCTACTAACTTCATTGCTAACCTTCCAGGACCGTCTTACTTAGTGCCAATTGCTGTAGGACAACTACTTAATTCTAAGCCTAACTCTCGTGATGTTGTTAAGGACTTAATCGATTCAACAATCGGTAAGATTCCTAACTACTCATACGATGAACTATTCCCATACGGTGTAGAGACTAATCTTGCAAAGCAAGCAAAGACTACATTCACACCTGCTTGGGCACGTAACCTACAGACAGCATTCAGCAAGTCTGAAACTGACTCTATGTGGATGCAGTCTTATGCATCAGAATCAAACCGTCAGTGGATTCTTTATGAAATGGAACTAGGTCCAAAGCCTACAGAAAAATCAGTTCTCAAGGGAACAACAGATATCTTCTTGCGTAAGGCACGCACACAGTTCTTCTCAGTCTTTGGTAGCCCACAGTTTGTGGATACTTTGCCAGATAGCGTGTACAAGGATTACTACTACACACGTCTGAACAAGTACAAGGCTGAAGGAAAGACCCAGAAGGAATCTGCTGCTCTAGCAGAGGCTGACTTCCAGTCACATATGCGTCTTGCAGGTGGGGCAGAGTTCCCAATGGACCGTTTGTTCCTATCTGCTAAGAGTCAGGTTGCAAAGATTCCTGCAAACGAAGCAGCATATGACCGCATCTGGAGCGACTTCTCTGGTCTTGCAAAAGAACTAGAAGGTCTTGACCCATCTGCTGTTGCACTGCTTACTGCTGATTTGCCTATCGGTTACACAGCACAGGTCAACAAGTTCTTACAAGACCCTAATACAACCTTGCCTGGTGGCACAGTTCTTAATGAAAGACTTAAGACACCTGCACAAATTGAGGCAGAACTTGAGAAGTCACGTGTATGGAAAGCATACTCTGACTACAAGACTCAACTCAATGATGCTGCAAAGAAGGCTGGATACGCTTCTTACCGTAGCGTGCCTGGATTAGTTGATGCTATGCAGAAGTACGCAGATACATTATCTGATTACAGCACTGTATGGGGTAATGAGTATAACAAAAACGCCCGTACTGGAGACTCTGCTTGGGTTCAATCACAAGGTCTTTACAAGATTGTAAACAACAAAGAGTTTATGAACAAGTTTGGCAAGACTCAATTCTGGGAGCACGCTAAGGCGTTTCTCTCATATCGTGATTCAGTTGCTAAGGCTTACCAGGATGCACCGACAGGTACTAAGACACAGGTTCAAGACCAGTGGACAAAGTACTTAGAGGACACATTAGACCTATGGGACCCAGTAATGCAGAAGTTAATCTCACGATATTTCGTTAATGATAACCTGAAGGAGAACAAATAATGGCTGGCAATAACATACCAGGTGGTCCAGTAATCAATGTTGCTCCTAAGGGTTCTACAAAGAAGATTACCTATATCTGGATGCCAGATAAGAATGGCAATCTAGTAAAGGCTGATGCTACTAAGGTAAAGAAGGCTTTCACAACACTACCTGAGGATGCAGTTCTTGCACTACAGGAGTACCTCGTAACAGTAGAGAACAAGACTAACCCTACCCGTGCTATGCGTAACACATTGTGGAACAGCATAGTCGATGGTGCTATTGCATCATTCAAGGATGGCAAGAAGCAGACACCTTGGGATGTTCTTAAGACTCTTGAGAAAGCAGCACCTGATGTAACTGGAACTAGCATCTCTTACACAGAGTATGACGAGTTAACAGCCAATGCTTTATTGAGTAAGGTGTCTAAGAAGATAGGCTTTGATATAGCCAATCTTTCTGATGCTGATAAGGCAGAGTTCTTTAGTAAATTGCAAACTGAGGCTAAGGCTTCTGGTAAGACAGTAACTCGTAAGGCTAAAGATGGTGGCATTGAGCAGGTAACTACTCCGTCACTATTTGATGCAGCCTCATTTACTGAGTCTTTCCTATGGGCTAAAGTCAATATTGGTGATACAACTAAGTTACCTTCATCAGCGATTACAACAATCTCTGGCGTTAAGTCACTACTTCGTGCATACAACATCAGCAACTTAAGCCAGAAAGAAGTAAACCAACTAGGTATTGACCTGGCATCTGGCTCTAAGTCAATCGATACAATCAAGTTGCAGTTCCAGCAGAAGGCTATGAAGGATTATCCAGCACTTGCTGACCGCTTTGCTGCTAACCCTAACCTTACTGTGCGTGATGTTCTTGAACCAATCATCAATACTGTTGCGAAGTTATGGGAGATTGACCCTGAGTCAATCGACCTTAACGACCCAAACATTGAGAAGTTGGCTCGTCCAGATGGAGTGCTTGGTAAGTCAGGACCAGCGACTATTGCTGAAGCATACAACTTTGCAATCAATCACCCTAACTTTGATAAGACTTTACAGGCTCAAAGTATGGCACGAGATGCTGCTACAGGCGCAGCACGAGCGATGGGATTTGGAATATAATGAGAGACCCAGACTACGTATTAAGCCCATTGGCTGTTGTTGATGAACAAACAAAGGACGCTGGTATGCGTGCTGCTACCGTACAGGCTGGCTCGGCAGCCACTGCTTCTGCTCTTTCAAAGAGTCCAGATGAATTACTACTTGACAGAGTGCAAGCAACTCTTGCTTCAAAGCAGACACAACTTGCTGAACTTTACGCAAGTCAAGGATTAAACCCAGATGGCAGTATTACTAATGCACGCGGAACAGTTACTGCTCAACCTGGTACAGCATTGTTTAATAGCATCAAAGCAGCAAACGACAGAGTTCTTGCAGATGCAAACGCTAAAGAAAGCACAAAGCCAACTACTCCTGCACCTCAAGGATTCTATTATCAGTGGCACGTGTTCCCATCAGGTGGTGGAGAGTGGCGCTTAATTCAGGCTACATTTGGACCAACAGCAGCGACAACTCCAACAGTAAACCCTATTGTAAATCCTATAGTTAATCCTATTGTTGGCAGCACGGCATCAACACTGGTGACTGGTACATCAACAACAACTACAACACCTACTGGTCCAACTCTTGCATCTGATGTATTCAAGCAGACCCTTGCTATCTTCTTTGGTCCAGCAGAGATGGCAAAGCCTTGGGCTAATGAACTTTACAACGTAGTATCTAAATTTTACAAGCAAGGCGCAACATCTGAAGAAGCATTTAATATGGCTGTTCTTGATTCAAGAAACAACCCTGCCTTGGCAACATTTACAAAACGCTTCAAGGGTATCTATGCATTGCAAGATATGAAGCAAGCGGGTAAGGCTGTAACAGTTCCTACTATTGCTGAGTACTTTGCAACTGAATCAAAGATGGGCGACGTGCTTAAGCAGTCAAACCTTGGTGACTTGGCTAATGAAGACTTCCTAGGTGATGTACTTGCTAAGGGTGTATCTGCAACAGAGTTTGCTAATCGCATCACAGCAATCTTTGACCGCATTGATAATGCACCTAAGGATATTAAGAACACATTATCTCGTTACTTCCCAACGGTAGACCGCATCTCTCTTGCTAAGGCTATTGCTCTTGGTGATAAGGGTGCTAAGGAACTACAAACTCAAGTTGCAGGATATGAAGTTCTATCTGCAGCAGAGAAGCAAGGACTTAGCGCTGGACAACTTGTTGGTGGAACCACGGAAGAGCGTGCTTACCAATATGCACTTGGTGGAGAAACTTATGACACAGCACTGACTAAGTTTGGAACAGTCGCAGCGATGCTGCCAACAGTTAACAAACTGACACAAGTTTACGGAGAAGAGACACTAGGTCAGACAGGCGTAGAGTCGGCAGTGTTTGGAAAGTCTGCTAAAGAAATTAAGCGACTTGAAGACTTAGCCAAGAAAGAAGAAGCATCTTTCTCTGCACGTAGTGGAGTATCACAAATCAGCCTAGCCTCACAACGTAGAGGCGCTGGCTTAATCTAAACAACAGAATCCTGAGCGGACCTACCAGCCCCGCCAGCGTAACAGACTGGTAGCAAGAGCCAGCCCAATTCCCCGATTGGTTACTGCGGCTTGCGAACTACAACGAATAGAAGGGTGGACAGTTGCTATGAGCAACAACTACTGGGACGACGAAGACGAAGACGAAACAACTATCACAGGCAACGAATCTGAAAACGACTTACAAAAGAAATTGCGTAAGAAGATTAAAGCAGATGAGAAGCGTATGAAGGAACTCGAAGAGAAACTTGACACTTATGTCAAGAAAGAACGAGAGTCTTCTGTCAAAGAACTCCTAGAAAAACAAGGTGTTAATCCTAAGGCTGCACGGTTAATCCTCAAAGACTTGGACGAAGTTACTCCAGAGACAGTTGCTAACTGGCTCGACGAGAACGGCGACCTCTTTGGGTTTACCAAGCAAGAGGAAGCACCAGTAGATGACAGCAATCTTGCTGAATTAAGAAAGCAGAATGCTGTTACTCAAGGTGCTTTAACACCTGACCGAGCAGAAGATTTGGAAATGCGTATCGCCCAGGCACAAAGCCAAGAAGAACTCAACCGAATCCTATCCTCACAATAAATCATTCATAGTATCTAATCACCAGGAGGTGACAACTTGGCTACAAACTACACATCGACAGACTCAGCGTCTCTCGGCGGAACAGCAGGTAGCGCAGGTCTAGTACAGAAGGCATACGATAAGTCTATCGAATTTGCCCTTCGCGACGAACCCCTAATTCGTGCAGTAGCAGACAAGCGCCCAGTATCCCCAACAAACAACGGAAACGTTGTTGTCCTACAGAAGTATGCAGACCTAGCAAACGCTACAACAGCGCTAACAGAGTCTACAGACATCGACGGCGTTACAATCGGAACACCTACATCTGTGACAATCACAATGCAGGAGTTCGGTAACGCAACAACAAACACTCGTGCTCTACAGTTGTTCTCATTGAACTCAGTAGACCCAGACATCGTTACATTGATGGCACGTAACCAGGCAGATTCAATCGACGCACTTGCTATGACAGCACTTCGCGGCGGTTCAAACGTAATCTACTCAGGTTCAACAGCAACAACAACTGCAACAGTTACAGCAGCAGCAACATTGTCAACAGCGAATATCGCTAAGGCAGTTGCTAAGTTGCGTACTAACAAGGCTTCAGGTCGCC